ATCCTTCCTTCGACGTGCTCATGGCCCAGGCCGACGCCCATAAGCGCGGCGCGCTCGCCATCTGGACCATCTATGATCGGCCGAAGGATTACCCCGACGGCTTCATCGCCCGCATGCACGAAGTCGCCAGAGGCGAACCGCTCGCCACCGACAAAGTCGTAACCGGCGCGCTCGAGGACATTCGCGAGATTTTCTGGCAGGCTGGCCTCATGAAACTGTCGCGATCGGAGGGCGACGAGCCGCAGATCGTGGAGAGCTGGATATGACGGAGAAGGCCGATGGGTGAAGCGAAACGGCGCGGAAAGCGCTGGGTCCTGATGGACGATTTCGGCATTCCGCTGAATGAGTTCTGCGCGATCTGGGACTTGACCGAGGTTGAAGCGCAGGAGGAAGCTTCATCGGGGCGCCTCAGACTGTGCGGCGTCCCGGACGGGGCCGCCGGCTATCGCAATGTCACTGTCCGGGAGAGCGCGGCGAAGGCCTGGGTTCTGAGGGAGGATGCGCCGGACCGCGTGCGCGCAAAAATCAACCGCGCCGGCGGATTGAACGGCCTGGTCGCCTGGCGAAACACATGGTTTGACCGGATGAAGATCGATTTTGAGAACAACATGATCACTTTGCCGGACGGCGCGGTTTACACCGACGTTCAGGTTCATAGGTCGGATATAGAGCGCCTGGTCCGTTCGACAGGGCCAAATTGACCATGAGCGATCTCGATAAGAAATTCGCCGAAGCCTACGAGCGCCCCGGCGAGAAAATCCCGGTCGGCCGCGATGTCGTCTGCGATCTTTGCGATGAGGATTGGACCGATCGGCCCGAAAGCGGCGGCTTTCTGTTCATAAGCAAAGGCGTCTGCCCCGACTGCGCGCCTCGCTTCATGGCGGGGGTCATCAAACATAGCGAGCAGCGTTTCATCCGTGGCGAGTGCCCCAAGGGGCAGAGCTTTGCCGATTGGATCAGAGAAATCCGCGGGCCCGACGCCTTCATCCGGGTCACACGCGGATGAGCGTCGCACTCGTCCCCATCGACCCGGGCTTCGACCAGGACGAGATCCGCGAGCTCCTGTTCGCCCACGACGGCAACGTCACCGCGGCGGCCAGAGAGCTCGGCGTCAAGCCCGAGCGCCTGCGCGCCTATGTCCGGGCCATGCCTGCCCTCACCCGGGCGCTCGACGAAACCATGGACCAGGGCGTCGACCGCGCAATCGGCGTCCTGTGGGCCGCGCTCCGGGATGAGGGCAGCTTCCAGAACCGCTATTACGCCGCCAAGGAGTTCCTGCGCTCGGAAGCCGGGCGTAGGCGCGGTTTTGGCCCGCGCGAGACGGCGACTTCTTTGGAGGTTAAAACAAGCGACCGCGCCACTTCGATCACCATCAAATGGCTCGACCCGCCCAAGGAGGGTTAGACATGTACCAGATCGCCGATTTCCGCAGCCAGCTAATCCTGATCGGCAAGAAGAACCTCAACTATCCGACGCTGGTCGCCGAACTGGACACGATCGCCGCCGAGCTCGACGCCGACACCACCGCCCACGATCTCACCATCGCCCGGCCGCCGCCGGCGCTAAAGCCCGGCGCGTCGCAGACCCCTTTCACCAACGAAGTGCTGCTCTTGGTCAATCGCGGCAGGGGCGGCAATCTCGCCAATAACGACATGGCCGACGCCATCACCGGCGCGCTCGGGCTGATCGAGCCGCCGGTCAACATCGACGCGCCGTTCGTCACCGGAACCGGCGCCGTCGGCAGCGTGCTCTCGTGCACCATGGGAAATTGGGCCTATTCGCCAACCGGGTACGGCTACCAATGGACGCGCAACGGGGCGAACATCGCCGGCGCGACCGCCTCAACCCGCCTGCTCGCCGCGGCCGACGCCGGCACGAATGTCGCCTGCCCGGTCACCGCGACCAATGCGGCCGGCTCGACCACGGTCAATTCGAACGCGGTCGCGGTCGCCACGATATTGGGGTGAAGCCATGCCGAAAATTCTCGATGCCGCAGTGAAGCGGATCAAGGCCAAGGGGGCCTCGACCTCGAGCGCCTACGCCATGGCGACCTCGACCCTGCAGAAGGCCGGCGAGCTCAGGAAGGGCACGAACAAGCCGACCGCCAAGGGCGTCAAACGCGGCCAAATGACCCGCGCTCAGCGCCACAAGCATCCGGTGTGAAGAAACCCAAGGCCGCCTGCGCCGGCTGCGGCGCCGAGCAGCCCTATGGCCAAATCCGCTGCGACGTCTGCGGCGAGCCCTTGGTGTTCCCCAAGTCGTTCGTCTGCCCGCGCTGCGAAGCCGAGAGCTTCAACCTGAACGACATCGTCGAGCGCTATTGCGGCCGCTGTCATCAATTTGTCGACGATTTCTCTGTCGTGATGGAGAGCTTGGGCCTGAGCTTCCCCGAGGCAGTCGAATGGCTCGCCCGTGAGCGCAAGCGCCCGAATTAAGATCGACTTGCGCGCGACGAAGGCGTAAAAATACCAAAGGGGTATTTCGGGGATCCAATCACCATGCGCGCTTCCGCTTTTTTCGCCATTCTTGCGCTGTCCTTGCCGGTCGCCCCGGCGCTCGGCGCGACCCAAATCACCGTCGAGGACATCGGCGCGGTCTTGAACGAAAGCCTGGCGCTTCCCGCCCAGGACACGCCGGGCTCGGGGATTGGGTTCGAGCAGTTCTTTTCCTTCACGCTGCCAACGACAGAGACAGTGACTGTGTCGATGTCCGACAGCGCCACCGGAACGGAGCTGATCACTGGCGGCGTGCTGTCGCTCAATAATCAGACCGGAACCGCGCCGACGTCGCCCTTTCAGCCGCTCGGAACGCTGATCGAAAGCTCGGCCCTCAACAATGTCATTGGCGGCCAGGAGGCGACCGTCAATCCCGATGCGCTTGGGGTTGGTTCCTATTTTGTCGAGTTCTCGGGCGCGAGCGGCTCGGCGCCGATCCATATCGCCATCGACGGCACCATCACCGCGGTGGCGACGCCCGAGCCGTCAACCTGGGCGATGCTGGCGATCGGCTTCGGCGCCCTCGCATTCGTCGGGTTTAGGCGGGGCCGCCTGCCAAGGCTCGCAAGCCTCTAAAGTTCGGCGAACCTCTGGCGGCGGACCGGCAGCAGGTAAGCTGAGGGAGGGGGCGAGCCCGGTCCGCCCTGGCTTCCCCCTCGCAACCCTCTCAGATCAGCCCGCGAATGTTGCGCCTCAACCGCTTGCCGTGGCTCATGCTCTGCGACAAGCCGCCGACCAGGTGGAAGGCGCAGGCGAAGGTGCGAAAGGCGTCGGCCCCATGGCTGTAAGGCTCGGGGCCGTGCACCGGATTGCCCATCTTGTTCTTCCGGTAGCCGCGCAGCATCGACAGGCCCTTGCGGCATTTCACCTGATCGAAATAGCTTAAGCCCAGGAGCCCGCGCGCCGCGGCGATGCCGTCCTCGGGGCCGGCGAATGGCGCGGTGACGACCGGCTCGTCCAATTGATCGATGAGATAGGACCGGCGGCTCTGCCCGGTCGAAATCTCCCGCGCCTCGACGTCGTGGGGCAGGCAATGGGCCTTGTAGACATAGCCGCCCTTCTTGGCCCTTAAGCGGAGCTCCTGGGCGTAGTAATCGAGGCCTTTGCCGTTGTCCTGAATGTAATCGATGAAATGGATCTCCTTGCCGCAAATCTGATAGAGCCAGATGCAGCAATAGTCGTGAATGCCCAAGTCCCAAGCCGTGATCACCGGAACGGCCAAGTCGACCGGGACTGAGCAAATCCGGCCCTGAACCGCCAGCTTGTTGAGGAGCTCGCCGTAATAGGAGCCCTCGACCGGCGCGTCGAACGAGCACTCCATCTCGCGCGCGTATTCTTCCGGGCTCATGTCCTGGGTGAGCTCGAGCGCCTCTTCCTTGGAGAGCGCGTCCTCGCCGGTCGCGGAGAGCGGGATGATGTGAAAATCCCAGCGCGGATCGTCCTCGTATTTGAGCCTGAGCTGGTTGAAGTGATCGTCGCCGTTCGACGTGCCCGAAATGATGCCCCAGCCGTGATAATCGGCGAGACACGGCCTTACGACGGTCGAGAAAACGACCGGGTTCAGAAGCGGATATTCGTCGAGCGCGATGCCGTCAAAGTACATGCCGCGCATGCGCTCGTAGGCCGCCGCGCCGCCATAAAGCTTGATCGTCGCCGCGTTGGGCAGGATGCAGGAGAGTTCGCCCTCGAGGTAGCGGATCCGGGGGATGCCCTCGGTGTATTGCTTCAAATAGGCCCACACCAGGTCTTTCGCCTGGTCGAACGACGGGCCGACATAGGCGTAGCGGGGCGGGGGCAATTTGCGCGGGTTGAGACTTGCGGCGCGGATCAATTGATTGGCGATCGCCACCGTTTTCCCCGCCCGGCGGTGGCAGCACAGGAACTGCCACCGCTTGGTCGAGGCGTGTACGGCGCGAAAGTGCCGGCGCGGCAGATAGGGAATTTCTATCCGTTCGTCGGCGAGAAGCGCGTCGTCTTCCAACGACGCGCTTGGTTCGAGCATTTACTTCGGCTGCGGCCGGCCCGGGGGAACCCGGCCGGGCAACTGACCCGCCTGAGGCGGACGCTGACCGGGACGCTGCCCGGGCAGGCCCTGGCCGGGCTGCGGCGGACGGCCGGTCGGGGGCAGCGGCTGACCCGCTACCGGCGGCCGCTGGCCGGGACGCTGGGGCGGCAAGCCCTGATCGGGATGTTCCCCGCCAGGCAGGCCCTGGTCGGGATGCTCCTCGTCGACGCCATAGTCCGGATCCGTCTCATGCTCGGGAACGGTCAGCACCGTATAGCGGTAGCCGACGCCCGAAATGAACACCAAGACCAGGGCTTTGCCGGCCGGAACGCTGGGCGGCAGCGGCGGCCAAATCGTGCCCGGAGGCGGGTCGATCGGCGGCAACGGATGGCCGGCGACCGGCGGCAGGCCGGTGTCGGGATGCTCGGGATCGAGCGGCCAAACCGGCAGCTGCCCCGCTTCGCCGCCCTCGCCGACGCCATAGTCGGGATCGACCGGGCGCCCCGGACGCGCCGGCAGATGGCCGGGATGGCCAGGCGCGCCGGGAAAACCGGGCAGGCCCTGGTCGGGATGCAAGCCGCCGCTCCATCGGCCGCCGCCAGGCAGGCCCTGGCTTGGATGGTCGGGATTGAAGCCCTGGTCGGGATGGCCGCCCGGAACGCCATAACCGGGGTCGACCGGCCGGCCGCCCCCTTCAGGTCGCAGAAACTCGATGTAGGCATAAGGCATGGGAGCATCCTCCTTCGGCAATTGCCAATTTGGCATGTCAGTCTTATGCTACCCCCGCAAAACATCAATGACGTTCCGAAATCTAGTACCAATGAGGTACGAAAGAACGAACAGGGTTCAACCGGGGAACGCTGCTCAATTGGGGTTAAATTGTGGCGATGGAGCAGCTATTCGCTTCATTCAAAGAGGGCGGACCCTCCGACGGCTACGACCCGGCCGACCCGGCCACCTATGAGCAATTCATCCAGGCTTTGATCCGCGACAGCCGCGATTACGAGGGCTCGGTGCTCGCCCCGATACGCGACAAATCGCAAAAATACTATTACGGCCTGTTGCCTGCGATCAATCCGGACGGCTCGCCCTATAGCGACACCCTGATCATCCAGGATCCGACCGCCACCTACGAGCAGATCCTCGGCTACGACCAGGAGACGGCCAACAAGTCGACTTACGTCTCAACCGACGTGCGCGACGCCGTCATGCTGATGCTGCCGAGCCTGGTGCGGCTGTTTGGGGCCGGCGAAAACGTCGTCGCCTTAACCCCACGCACCCAAGCCGACGTCGACGCGGCGCAACAGCAGACGTCCTACATAAATTATGTGTTTTGGCAGGATAATCCCGGCTTCCTGATCCTGTACGGCGCCTTCAAAGACGCGATGACGGTCAAGACCGGCTTCGTGAAATGGTGGACCGACGACCACAAGGAAACCAAGAAGAAAACCTTCATCAACCTGAACCAGCAGCAAATCCAAATGCTGCAGCAGCAGGATCAGACCGCGAAGATCGTCCACCAGGGCGATCTCGATCCCGCC